GTCGAGGCGAGCCAGCAAGTCCCTACTACGATCAATGTCGTAAGAGAAACCATTAGTATGAAGCTCTGCACACATCATCTCCGTGTCGTGCTCGAGCCTTAGAGCCTCACGCCACTTGGGAGAGAAGATGTAGGGTTTGAGCTGCTGGAAGACCTTGTAGTTGACCTCTACGTCCTGGATACAGTACGCTAGGCCCTCTTCCCAATGGTCCAGGAAATTGGCGAACTTCTCCGGGTCAAACTTGACCTTAGGATCGCCGTATCGCTGTCCATACGATTCAATGCCATGTCCTCCAGGGATCTTGAAATCCACAAGACGAGACACGACCAGGGTGTCGATAATAGTCTTTGCATCTATGTTAGCTCCCTGCACAAGCCGATTGATGACAGGACCGTCGAAGCTCAGGAAGTTGTGGCCGATCCAACCAGAGACCTGAGCAGCGTACCTGAGGAAAGCATCAGGAAAGAGGTCAGGCTCTCTAAAGACACTGACTTTACCCGATATAACTTCCTTGGTAACGATAACCCAGATACGTTTAGGATTGAGGCTGTCTGTCTCGATATCAGCTACGACGAGCAATGAGAGAAACCGGCTTCAAACCCGTCTTCCTTGCCTACCTCGTGGCCCCTAGCCCACTGGTCCTCACCGTACTCTTCGATCAACTCTGCTAGCTTACGGTTACACTGAAGATCGTTCAGATCAATGTCGTAGTACTCTTCAAGGTACTTCTTGAGCTTATCCATCAGCGTTCTCTCCGTCCTCGAAGCCCTTCATGTAGCCTTCCTTACGCTGCTCCTTGCCGTACTCTTCTACATACTTGGCAAGCTGCCGATCAAAGAAGTCTCCATCCTCATCCTCAAGGCCCTCATCAATGACAATGTACCCAAACTCACCGCGCAGGTACTCATTAAGATTTACAAGTGCGTTCACGTCAATTCCTCAGTTTCTATAATTAGTATACCTCAGGATACCCGAGGTGTCAAGGGGACACCAGAGGTATAACCCTTAAGATAAACTACTACAGGGGTCTATTAGTTAAGAGAGCTTTAAGTTCAACTAATAGATACCTCTAGTATACCTTTAGTTAGGGTACCACAGATTTTGTCTTTGTCAATACCTTAAGTTGATCCCAAGTGAAGAAAGAATCCTTAACCCATTCTTCGTCTACGGTACACCAAATCCAGAACTGCCTACCCTTAGGGGTATCTGTCCAAGTAATCTTCATTATCGGTCTAACCTCAGTCCAGCTTCCCAACACTCAGTAGCGTATGTCTCTATCTCTTTCATTACATCATCTAAAGAAATCTTAGAGTCAAGTAAAGGCTCCAGCATATTTCTAATCTTAGAAAGGTACAAAGAATCAATTTCTGTAATCTTCACTTTACACCCCTCTCGTGTATATCAATAAATTCTACATTAGGCCCTCCAGCCCAATCTTCTTCTGCCTCCTTCTTAATCTCCTCAGCTTTCTCCATATCCGAGAATATGCCTAAGGAAATATCCTCTCCCTCGTAGAGATAAACCTTAACTTCAAAGACAGTCACTCTGAGTCCTCCTTAGCTTCACAGTCTTCCCAGCCATTCTGGTAGGCTTGGTTGAAGTACTTCTGGATTTCCTTCATCAGCCACTCGATACCATCGGGGGTAAACCCCCTCTGCTGTAGCTTCTCTTCCAGTGTCAGTCTCTTGGTGTTCAGAGAGATAACCTCAGTCATTCCGGGTAATTTCCATCAGGGTACACCTCGTGCCATGGTTTGCTATAGGTAGGTTTCTTAGCCTGCTGCTGTTCTAGCTTCTTGATTCGCTCTTCAAGTTCTAAAATCTTTTCTTGTTCAGTCTTCTTTTGAATCGTGCTCATACTGGTAGCATCCCAAAGTTTGCGTCCATGACCATAGCGTCTGCCTCGGACATCACGAAGGTGGCAGGGTCGAAATATAGTGGTTTAGCCGGTCCTGTAATCGAAGTAAATCGGTTCTTGCTGATGCTAAGATTCGTGGTGTTCCTGACAACGGGATCTGCCGACTCAACATCTCTATACATGTCAATTCTCGTGTTAGCGATCTTACTAATGTTTCGGCTACCTCGCGTCTTTCCATCATCATTAACATGCGAGATGAAGATAAGGTGGAATTTGAGGTCATTGACCATTTGTCCAATCTTGGTGCTGAGGTAGTCTAGAGTTCGCCGTTCATCTGCTTCCTGTAGTCCAGTAGCAAGCATAGTGATATGGTCAAGAAATACAACACGACAGCCACAAGCGGCAACCATGAATCTGATGGTATCGAGAATAACGTCAGGATCATCAGAACCAAAATGACTGTAGACATGTAGCCGATCGTCTCTGCGTACGAGATCTCTAAACGCACTCTTGATCTCCTCTTTGCTTACTGAAGCTTCTGGCAGGTGAACAGGAGTCTTGAGCGATAGTCCTGCAAGTCCCTTAATAGTCCGGGCTTTGTTTTCCTCAAGATGGACGATTCCGATATTAAGGTCTGTAGTCGCGAGCAGGTGGTGCTCAACTCCTCGAATAATCTCTGTCTTTCCGACTCCCTCGAGTGCTGTAATGAGTGTAGCTTCGCCCGCCCGTAACCCACCGGTCATCTCCTGAAGTGATTGATACGGCCAGGAACCAAGAGGATCACTAAAGAGGTTGTCGTCGATGGCCGCATTAAACTCCTCAAAGGAGCTTAGGACGCCCTCGGGCATGTACCGCTTATGATTCCACCAGGTCCGCTTTAGTTCGTCTGTAAGACCCTTCTGGAGGTATCCATTAGCGTCTTTAAGACCAGGGTCAAAGGTTACTGCATAGATCTTGTTGAAATCGAACAGCTCGGCGACGGCTCGGGCGGCATCCTGCCCAGGCTTATCGGCATCGAAGGCGAGGATGATTTTATCGAAGCTGTTAAGGTAGTCTCTTGCCCTTGTACAGTCAACCTTTGCAGATGCTGCACCTCGGATTGATACAGCGGGCCGTCCCGAAACATCATAAATGCTGGCAGCATCGTACTCACCTTCGGTAATCGTAATGACGTTAGAGGAACCGGGAGGAAACTTATCCATCCCGAACAGGGAACACTCCCCCATCTGACCCACTGCACGGATCTTCTTATCCGCAAATCCTCGGACCTTACCGGTACGGGCATCAGGGGTGTAGGGAAAGAATACAGCTACGGGCTCATCACCAATATTGAACTTGGTGAGAATATTGTACTTCTTCATGGCATCGTGGGAGATACCCCGAGCCGGGTGGTGTTTATATGTGAATACTCCTTCTTCCTTAACATATTGTTCGTGTTCTGTCAAGTCATCTCCTTCTCGGTTACGAGTGCCCTTCCCGCAGGAAAAGCAATAGCCACCGTCCTCGTACTCATGATATCCGTCCGAGCTGTTACACTCTGGACGGGGGCAAGGTAGTCTAGCTCTCAATATCTTAGACATTCAGACGAAGAACATCCTCATAAATGAGTCGTGCCTCTTCGACGGTCATGTCTCGCTTGAGGTTGTTGGCTCGCATAGAAATAATTCTTACATTGTCCATTGTATATCCTTTTCTCGAATCTATACGATCAATGGAAGGTGAGTTGGGTTGCATTCTACCCACACCCACCTCAAGACGTAGACCAAGCACAGGACAGAACTCAGGAACTATTAGCTTGTCAGCCACTAGATCAAAATCCCATCCTTTCTTTTTAGCTCTTTGGCGAGCATTCTTCACACCTTGAGCAATTGGATTAACTCTGTAGTACGCAGCTCTTTGCTGATGTAGCTTTTCTTTATTTCTCTGGTAGTACTCTGCCTTGCAGAGGCGGGCCTGGATAAGTTTCGACAAGTTCTTCCCTCAGATACGGATCATTGATGTCCTCGTACATATCCATGCTACCACATTGGTCACGACAAGTCCAGCCCAAAAGCTTGTCGTCCCAATAAAGTTTCATAGGCCGCTCCTGGGTTGATGACAGGGACGGAGCCGTGGGACTGTAATCACAATAGAAACAACGCATCAATTATCCTTCAATCAATCGTTCTTGAAAATAGTCCAGGTAAAGATCAAGGTTGGTACCCTCAAGACCTGGGGCAGTGTTGCCTTCGAGCACCAGAGCGGTGTCGGTAGGCTTGTGGTAGATAACGTCAAGAGCACAGAAGTCAAGGCCAGGGAAGTAATCCTGCATCAACTTAATAGCAACCTCAGTAACCTTGGGAGGCACAGGTTCACCGTCGTTCTTGACGAAGACGAAGCCATTCTCGAGGTTACGAACCTGCCAGTTCTTGACGTTTAGCTGTCCATCTTCGCCACGGCGCGCTGCCTTCCGCTGCGTGAGACGACAGGAAAATTCACCACGTTTGTCCCTAAAGACGTGGCATCGGTACTCGTGGGTTTTCTTGTGGTATCGAGTGTATAGAGGTGCTGCAATAAGTTGCTGACCGTCACGTCGCTGGTCCAGTG